ATGTTACCACTACCAGTAGTATTAAACCTTAAAGAGTCAGCACCAATAGAAAGATTGTTTGAACCAGTTGTAGTTTCTTGTAGTGCACGAGATCCAATAGCAATGTTTTGATTTCCTGTTGTAGTTGATTCAAGAGTTTCAAAAGTACCAATAGCCAGATTTCCAAATAGTGTTCTGTCAAGACCAACGCCAATTGTAACTGGTGCTGATGATCCTGCTTCTATTATTAATTTTGATTGAATTGATGGGCTACCGTCGTTCATTACAAATGTACTACCAGTACCTGTTTGTGAATTAATACTTGATGTGTTTCCTACTGACCTTATTGGTCCCACTGTTAAATCGGTGCCAGCACCTGTAGGTCCTGTAGCACCTGTTGGTCCTGTGGCACCTGTTGTGCCTACCCCAGTTGGGCCTGTCGCACCAGTTACTCCTGTTGGTCCTGTAACACCAGTAACACCAGTTACACCAGTTACACCTATATCTCCAGTAACTCCTGTTGGGCCCGTAGGGCCTGCATTTCCAGTTACACCAGTAGGTCCAGTAGGGCCTGTATTTCCTGTAACACCTGTAGGACCAGTTGGTCCAACTAAATTAACTCCTGCAGGCCAAGTACCTGCTGCTTTAGGTCCAAAAATTTGATTACTAGTGGTATTAATATAGAAATCACCATTGACACCTTCGGTTGTAGGATCAACTGTTCCGCTAAGAACTGTTTTACCAGCAACACCTGTAACTCCTGTAGGGCCAGTATCACCAGTTACTCCAGTAGGACCTACGGGTCCTGTGACTCCTATAGGACCAGTAACTCCAGTAGGCCCAGTGTCACCTGTGACTCCTGTTGCTCCTGTTGCTCCTGTTACTCCTGCTGGTCCTGTAACACCTGTGGGTCCAGTATCTCCAGTTACTCCTGTTGGTCCTGTAGCACCAGTTGTGCCTACGCCTGTAGGTCCTGTAGGACCTGTAGCACCTGTGGCACCAGTTGGTCCAGTTGGACCAGTTACACCAATGGGACCAGTTGCACCTGTAGGGCCAACGATACCTGCACTAAAAATTACAAAGATAACATTCTGATTGTTAGCAAAACCAGTTGTTCCTACTCCACCTGATGTTACAAATGTTACTGGAATTTCAACATAGCCTGTTTGCAATGTAGGTGTTGCAGATACTGTAAACTTTTGAAAGTCAGCAGAAGTAGTGTTGTCTTGAATAATTAAAGTATCATTTGTCTTGATCAAAGCCAAGAAAATATCAATATCAAATCCGTCTAAATCAATATGGCTTACATTGATTTGTGTTGCAGAGGTTTGTGTAGCGTTGTTCCAAATAAGATGTGTATTACCAGGATCTCCTGTAGTAATAGTTGTTTTTGCTTTATAGTCATAGAAGTTTGCAGATCCACCGTCAGCACCAGTAGCACCTGTTGGTCCCGTCGCTCCTGTGACACCAACTGCGCCTGTTGCGCCAGTAACACCAGTAGGGCCAGTAACGCCAGTAACACCAGTTGGACCAGTGTCTCCAGTAACTCCTGTAACTCCAGTAGCACCTGTAGTACCTACACCAGTAGGACCAGTTGGTCCAGTATCGCCAGTAACACCTGTCGGTCCTGTGACTCCTATAGGGCCTGTGACTCCTGTGGGACCTATGTCTCCAGTAACTCCTGTTGGGCCAGTAACTCCTGTGGCACCTGTGGCACCTGTATCGCCAGTAACACCTGTGGCACCTGTGGCACCTGTGGTGCCTACGCCTGTTGGTCCTGTGGCTCCTGTCGGACCTGTTGGTCCAGGAACTGTACTTGCTGCACCAGTAACACCTGTGGGACCTGTCGGTCCTGTATCTCCAGTTACACCTGTTGAACCTGTTGGGCCAGTAGCGCCTGTGGTGCCTACGCCTGTAGGACCTGTAGCACCTGTGGCTCCTGTTGAACCTGTTGGGCCAGTAGCGCCTGTTGCGCCATTAGGGCCTGTTACACCTGTGGCTCCACTTGGTCCAGTTACTCCTGTAATTCCAGTGGCTCCTGTAGCCCCTGTAGGGCCTGTAGAACCTGTTGCGCCAGTTGCGCCTTGTGGACCATCAAGCACTGTAACTGTGTTGTTGGTTTCATTTACTATAACTTGATTAGCAGCCATTATTGAGTCACCTGTGCAGATACTGTGATCTGTCCTTGTATTATTCTTGTCACAACTGAGCCAAGAGTGAGTTCTAAATCATAAACATAAAATCTTGCAGAAAGGGCTCCTGTTTGAGCAGCGGTCATTGTAATTAACATTGATCCAGTTCCTGGAGTAATAACAATTCCTCCATTAGAAGAAGTTAAATTTAAAGCAGAAGGGTTTGGGGAAGCAGCCTGCTCACGCAATTGCATTGCAGCGGTGTAACCAGTTAGGTCAATTGGAACACCAGCAGAGTTTGCCCATACAATTGTTGTGGTGTACTGAGCGCCTTGATCTATTGTAAAGTTATATATACCTGCTGTCATTTTATTCCTTTTCCGTCACATAAACTAAAAATGCCCCAAGTGCAATAAAACTCATAGGAGGAAAAATTAAAAATAAGCCATATGTAGTAAGAGACACACCAACAATTTCTGTTAAGAGTGTCCAGTCTATCTTAGGCTTTTTTATTTTCATGTTGCTCCTTATTATTTTATAATGAATGAAATCTTGCTACTATTTTTGGTGCTACTGGAACTGTGGCTCTATCATAAGAGAAAATTGCTGCTACGCAGGCATCTATCTTTTTCTTACTATTTGCCTTCTGAATCATCAAACCTCTTGAAGAAGTTTTTGTCATTGCATTAGCAACATGTCTATTTAGGGCCTCATGGCCAGAATGAGTAAATGATCTATTCATGATTGCTTCATAAAACTTTGCTGTAGAAGGAACCATGCGTTCTGCAGTATTAGGATAACTCACTACAGGCATTCCCTCCTCATCAAAAAGCATAAAAGTTCTAGAATATCTAGCAGGATCAAAAACAATTTCTTTAACACTGTAGTTTGGATTTCTATATGCATCTATTATACACGATTCAACTTCAGCAACTGGAATAAACCAATTTTGATCAGCGTTTATAGGTCTTTCCCAGATTCCTAAAATGTCTAAATGAGGTTTTTCTCCACCTAAGAACCAAGCAACTATAGCAGTTGCATCACCATTAAATGATCCATCAAACCCAATAACCACATCTTCACCAGGAATTTGCTGTCTATCTTTAAGGGTTAGATCTTCCCAAACATCACTTGGTATCCATGTTTGTCCAGTATCTGTCCATAAATTAAGTCTTTTAGTGCGAAATTCAGACTCTGGAGTCAATAGAGATGCTGATTTCATATCTTCTGAAGATAGGATATCGCCATATGATGGATTGGCAATCTTCCAATTATCTTCGTCTTTGTAATTAAGTTTTTCATCGCCTTGATACCAGGCAAAAAAGAAGGAAGGATCTTCTACTTCACCCTTTGATAATTGAACTCCTCTTTGATACATTTGATAACAAAGAGATTCTTTACCAGAAGAATCGTATTTGGATCCAGCGGTAGTAATTGCTACAAGCATTGGCTCTAAACGAGCACCCATAGATAGTGACATAGTGTCATATAGTTCTCTATTAGGCTGACTGTGTAATTCATCAAAGGCTACAAATGTAGAGTTCAAACCTTCTTTTGTAAAGGCTTCTGAGGATAAGGCTCTATAAACTGTACCTGTTCCAGGATTATATATAACATCTCTGAAGGTTTGTAATACTGATGATAACTCTGGTTCTAGTTCAACCATTCTCTTTACCGTTTTAAAAATAATTTTTGCTTGTTCTTTATCTGCCGCACAAGAATAAATTTGACCACCATTTACTCCAAGCAATAACTGCTCAAGGACTAAGGTAGAAAGAAGGGCTGACTTACCAGCCTTGCGAGGTATACCAATTAAAGCACGACGATGTTTTAGAAGGCCATTCTCATCTTCTGCATATAAATTTAGCAATAATTCTTTTTGCCAGGGGCGTAGGACTAACTTATCTCCAACATTTCCAGCAATAGAATCTTCTGTAACACGACACAATGTCTCAGCAAAATCAATAATGTCATAGCCACGACTATTTGCTAGTTCAATGTTTGAAACAGGGGATAAGTAGGCTGGAGGCCAATTCTGTACTTTAGTCTCCATACTTAACCCTTAAATGCTAACGAGAGCCTATCCTTATCAAAATCAATTTCTAAAATTGTTACATTCACATCATCGCCAACAGTAAACTGTTCAGGAGTGTATGCACCCATCTTAGATTTATGAATAAGTCCAGAGGTTAGGCCAATATCAACAAATACTCCAAAATTAATAACACCTGAAACTTTTCCTGTATGTTCTTGACCTATTTGCAATTTGCTAAGGTGAATCATTTTGTCTTGCTTGATTTCTTCTTGCATAATGGCCTTGCGAGAAATAACAATATTTTTATCTTTTTCAAATTGAATAATTTTGGCTTCTATGGTTTGACCAATATATGTGTGAGGATCTTCTGTTCTATATAGGCCAGATTGAGACAGGGGTAGAAATGCCTTTAATCCAATATCAACAATCATGCCACCCTTAATAATCTTGACAACTTTACCAGATACAATCTTGTCCTCAGAATTAAATACAGCCTCTATCGTATTCCACAGCATTTTTACTTCTACTTCTTTCATAGATAGTAGATATTGTCCTTCTTCATCTATGTGTTTGACTGTAGCCTCTAGTGCCTGACCAATTGAAACGATGTCGGTAATCTCAAAATCTGTTTTTGCTGATATTTCTCTTTTAGGAATAAAGCCTTCTGCCTTAGAGCCAATATCAAGAAATATTCCTTCACGATCAATTTGAACTACTACGCCTTGGACAAGATCTCCACAAGAATAATTTTTCATGGATTCATCTATTGCCCTTAGAAAGTCTTCTGCTGTACCTATGTCGTTAATTGCTACCTTATCCATTATTGCCCCTTGTTTTCTGTGTCTTCCTCAAAAACCATTTTAGCACGATTTTGTCTTTTTTCTAATAATTTATCAATTGAAGTTGCTGCTCTTACCTCTGCTACCCCTAAACGAGATCTAGAAACTGGATCAAATGCCAGAGAGGTCAGAGAATCTGTAAACGCTTTGTTGATTGCAACATAGGCTTTTGCATCAGCAGGCTCTGTAGAAACCATATATCTTGCTCTTGCTGCTTCATTGGCATCAGCCAGATAAGATGCATTTTTAATAGCCTCAATATCACTAACAGGACTAAGCCAAGTTATACCCACACCCCAACAACGATTCCATAAATCTAATCCAGACTGTCCAAGATTTTCTGGTGCTGGTGGTATTTCTATTGCCATAGGCAAATGCGTAATCGTATTTAAGTCAGGCAAAGGTCTTCCCCCTGGATTTCCAATAAGTCTCTTTAATTCATTAGGCTTTGGCGGTCTTCCCGCTGTTGGCTGCGCCATATTTTTTTTTCCTTCGTCTAAGTTGCACATTCTGTGTGCATGAATGTCCGTTTTGTACCATTTGTCCTAAATGTCCCAAATCTGATAATATCGCTATATTATACAGAATGGGGCAGCCAGGGTATACAAATAATTTTTGAGCGCAGAAAAACACCCATACGGGGTAAATGCCGATGGGGGCAGGGGTTTCTACCCTATTTTATATTTTATCCTTTTGAGGAATTGCACTTTCTACATAAAACAGAAATATTATCAAGGGTATTGAGGCCCCCCTGTGCCAGGGATAAAATATGATCTGCAGTTAGATCCGTATTGCTGCCACATTTAGTGCACCATGGCTGTAGTTGTCTTGCTAATTTTGACATCTTTTGCCATTCATAATTATATTTATTGTGTCGTCTTCTGGGGTTACGGAGTGTCTGCAGACGGGTACATTGGTGGCACCTGGACTGTCTTACTAAAATTCCACATCCTGAACATGGTCTCATGAATTTCATTTATATCAAACCCTCATAATTAATATGGATCAAACCTTTATAATTAATCTTTATCTTTCTTTACGGTATCACATACCTCGCACTCAGTATCATTATCGTAGTTCTCATACTGGACCATAGCACCCATATGAGCATTGAACAATGTTAATACTGTTAATGATCCCCTGTTTAATAGGGAATCTATGGCATCAAAGGATAATCTTTCATCTGTTTCTAGACCTACTTGACATGGTCCCATCATTAAAGTTATGTTATACATATGTTCCTTTATTGGGATTGATTGGTATTATTTTGAGTCCCGCAAGATTTTGGGCAGGCTCCGCACAGTTAACTACATTATACATGTTATTGATAGATTAGTCAAACCAATTTTCTTGCTTTAGCAATAGCAGAGATATCATAAAGACCATTCTTTGTTGGCACCTTATGTTCTTTAACTATCTTGTTAACTTGTATTTTAGACATGTTCATCCATAGGCAGATAGCATCTATATCTAACCAGAATGTTCTATTTGGATTGTTCATGGCCAAACCTAATAATCTATATATTGTCCAAGATGTCCTGCATTTATGACAGGTTACTCCCTGTAAAAGGTTTTCTATATCAATAACTATGTGAGACTTACAGCCATCTGTAGGACATGGAATCCTTCTTGGTTTATCTATGAATCTCTTTGTTACTGATAGTCCTTTTGAGTGGAGTTCTTTGACTTCTCCCGCAAAATCTACAACCCAGTCCTGCTGCAGAGTCCAGTCTAAATGCGATAGATGAAATGAGACTGTTGCAGCAACCTCATGATCAATGCTTGACTTCTTCCTAAGCAGGGCTGGCGGAGTTAAATTCCTACCTCTACGAATGACTGCCTCATGTTTATGAAGCACAGACAATATATCTGTAGCCATGGAGTAATCCATTGCTGAGACATTAAAGCCTATTGATCTTTCGTTAGTAGGAGATCCTGAACCAGTTCTACCTGGAACCAGGAAATTCTTTGCGTCTATTTGTAATGAAGGAATCTCAGCAAGGTTATCTCTTAGATGCTTTGCTTGTTCTTTAGTTAGTTTAGATTCCACCATTGCCCCTTTATTTTTTATCTAATTGACTAAATAAATCTTGGACATTGTTAAAGTCCTTGTATTCCTTTGGCTTACTCTCTTCTTTTACTTTATCTATTATGTCTTGCAATGCACTTAATCTATTTTCCCAAGTCTTTGCTTTCATGCCAAACATTAATAAGATTATCATTGCAGGCCAACCAATGGCATAACCAAGAAAACCCCAGATAATCATACTTCTTCCTAATAACGAAGCCATCGCTACTGTTAACACTAACCATAATATACTCATTGTTCTCCCTTTTTATTAATCTCTATCCAACCTATTTCTAGTTGGGTTCTTCCACAGACAAGACACTTTATCTCATCCTTTACTGCTGCATTGCATTTGGTACAAAAATAGACCTTATGTGTCGTCATTTACTATTCTTTGTAATCGCTCAGGATCTATATAAGTATTAAAGGCATTACGATATATATACTCATAGGCACGAGATAGCCGTTGTTTTTGTTCCTCTGGATCTTCCGTCTTTATTGTATGCAAACCGCCTCCTCCTCTTTGAGCAAGTGTAACAGATTTCTGTTTATACATGCCGTATTTCTTGTTCTTTTTATACCATTCCTGATAATATGATTTCTGGCAAACTTTACACTGTGTCGCATAGCCAAGTCTTGATCCTCTGTTTTTAACAAAATATTCCAGAGTTAATGGCTTTGAAATACAACATGTAGAGCATTCCCTGAGTTCCATTATGCGTTGTCTGCTCCTTGTGGTGGATAAGATTGCAACTTTGCCCTTAAGTTCTCTTTTCTCTTTTTATGTAGCAATATCTTATTATAGTGTACCCTACATACGCTACGACTATAATTTGGTTTACTGCAACCTTCTTCTGCACATTTAGACTTATTGTTGTTCCATGACTTATATGTTGACTTGTTACGACATACCTTGCAGTAATAGTCATAGCCATCATCATTTGGTCTTAAGGCTGTCTTCTTATAAAAAGCAA